ATCTTGCTCTGCTTGAGGATCGACACCAGATCACTCACACCACGGGACTGACCCACCCGGTAGGGTTCGAAGTAGTGAAGTACCTGCTTCCGACCCCATGGCTTGCGGGCGCCGACGATCTTCCACCGGAACTGATCTTCGTAATCCCAGTTGTCACCCGGCATGGTGTAGCGGATTGCGTACTCAACCGGGCGCCCACGGCGGTCCATCCGGATACCTTTGCGCCAAGTGGTACTCCATTCCTCACCGTAGGGGTTACTCAACCGCACAGGGTCGATCATCTGAATCGCGGTTTTGAACGGTCGGCGTTGTTCCCGAATCCACTCCACCGTGGAAAGGTCTTCGCCCGCCAGCATGGACACTCCGATACTGAGGCGGATCATTTCGGAGAACGTCAGTTGACCAGCCGCGTCGAACCAGCAGTCCGGCGACTCTGCGGCCAGGGCGAACTGCGCTTCCACGGCCTCCTGGAATTCCTCGGCCCATACGTCGTCCAGACCCAGGTATTTGTAGTTCGGTTTGGAATTCAGCCGGTAGAACGCCCCGACGATGGAATCCTTGTGTCCCTGAATCGCACCGTGGATGTAACCATCATTGCGTTGCAGATCCAGGGAGCGGGCGTCGAGGGAGTCTTTATCAGGGAGGATTTCGGCGTCAGCGGACCGCAGAGGCGGGTGCCACATCGCTAATTCGCGGTTTACGTGACTGGCCCCCTCGAAGCTGGACGCCAACTGTTTCATTGGCATTTTGTCCTGCAGCAGGTCCAACTGATCGGCCATTAGAAATACACTCTCATCGGTCCACGGTTTGTGCTGGTCAACTGAGCTTTCAGGCTCTCGATGTACTGTCTGAGGCGACCGGCGTTGGCTGCGGTGAACTCCACGCGTTCCCCATTCTGGTCAACCACCACTCGGGGTTTGGTCCCGGTGATCAGGGCGTGGTACTCGGCTTCCGCCTCTGCCAGTCTGTCCGCGATGGTCGCCATGTTCGAAATCCTGAATTACAACTTTTGGTTGTATCTCTAGCCAAGTTGACCGGCAAGCTGCTTGAGCTTGTCCAGGTTCCCAGTGTCTTCCTGCGCCGGTCGAGTCGGACTGTCGTCTTCGGTGGACACCACCAGCGGGTTCTCATCCCACGGACCAGCCCACTTCGGGGCGTTATCCCAGTCCATCTTCTCGATCCGGAAGAAAATACATCCGGCGTAGCAGTAGTTGATCAAGTCGGTGGATTCGTTCCGCAGCTTCTTCGGGTTTTCCCATTTGCCGTTCTGCGGGTTCTTGATCTCGGCACAAAGTTCTTTGTAAAAATCCAGTTCCAACCAATCCGGGAACTCGATGTAACCACCACCGGGTTCTACCCGGTCCAGTGCCTTGTCCAACCAGTCCTTCAGCAAATCGGTGTTCAGCATCAACACCGGGATCTCGCCTCGGGCGCCGGCCTTGCGGTCTTTCCGGCCCGAATCCGGGAACGTCTTGCGAACCCTCGGGGCGGATTTCATACCGTCGCCTTTGACCAACCAGAACCGACCGCCGTAACCCTCAGACTTCAACCGTCGGTAGTAATCATAAGCGTTGGTTGTAACGCCGGCACGACCACCTGAGTCACAGAATACCGCACGAATACCCATCTGTCGAGGCACAGGTTCATCGGTAAGATACGTTTTGTCAAGTACCTTGTCGGTAATTCGGTCCCAATCCTCGGGGTAAGCACCCGGGTTCACCCAGAATCGCTCACCGTCCTGGTCGTACCGTTCGGACTTGCGGATGTCGAACCGGTCGATTATCACCATGTCAAATCCGTTCTCCGCGGGCACGATACCGTGGACCTGCACCACGAACCGGTTTTCCTGAACGTCAATGCCCGCCAGCAGGAACCGGACCTTGGTGGGTACCACTCGGTCACCGATGTCCACGGCGCGGGCCATGATGTCTTCCGGTGCCCTGACCTCGGAGACGTGAGGTGGTATATAAACCTCACCATGGTCCGTGTTCACGGTGGTCTTGAGTGGCCGGTCGTTGCCGGTCGATTCGTACTCCTGCATGGCCAGCAGGTAGTTGATCACCAGGGTGCGCCACTGGGAGAACGCCGCAGCCGGCCCCTTGAGCCAGAAGCTGGCAATGTCCGAGCGTCGGGGTTTACCGGTGATGTTGCCGTGCTTGTCGATTTTCTCGCCGTCTCGCAACCAGACACCGTTGGCGTCCAACTCCGGGCGCATGGCCTGGGTGATGATCGCCCCGTTATCGTCGAAGCAGTGTGGACAGGCCATGAATACGCCTTCAGCCGATTCCATGGGGTCGTCACTTTCCGGCCACCGCAGTGTGGAGAATGCCGGTTCGAACCACTCACCGCAGTGCGGACACTGCCAGTATCGCTTGCGCCGGTCACCCCGGTTGTAAATCCCGACGATACCCTCGGTCGGCGGGGCTTCGTGTGGGGTTGCTGGACGCCAGGACGGGTTCATGGAGTCGTAGGACGGGCTCGACTCGACGTAGGTCATACCCAGGCGCTTGAACGTGTTTGTCCGGCGTCTGGCGAGGTCGAACGGGGAACCTTCACCACCTACGTCCTGGTCCATCCGGTCGTAATCCGACAGGGCCACCCGGCGAATGGTTTTACCCGACAGGCTGTTCACCGTGGGCCAGGTCATGGTCAGGAAGGTGCCGGATTTGAACTTCTTGTCGTGGATGTTCGAAGCGGTCCGCCGCTGAATCAGGCGCTCGTTGATCGCCGGCGAATGGCGGATCATCCGGTCCACTTTCATCATCGAAAAGTTCTTGGCTTCGGTCTGGGACTTCTCGACGATCATGAAATCCGAGGGGTCACACACCACGTTGTACGATAGCCACGCCAAGCTCATATTGGTGTTGTGAGTCGGAACCATCTGTTTTCCGGCCAAGTACAAGTGGTTTTCACTGTCAACCGTGATACACCTGACAGGTACCGAGTCTACCGGTTCGATATTCCTGATCCACCGGCGTGTTGTTTGACCCGGGCGAGAGTTAACACGGTCTCGCATCCTGTCAAGTTTCCGCTGCAAGCGGAACACCGGGTTATCCTGGTACCCCATGAACGAAATCTTATAGGCCAAACGACCCCGCTTCGGTTGATATTCAGCAACGGTGTATTTGAACCCGAGTGAAGACAACAATTCCGTAACGCCGTCTCGTATTGCAGGATCGGACGTTCCGTACTGCAAAGTGCCGTTTTTCATCACAGTGCCGTCAGTGTCCATCAACCCCTGCAGTAGTGACCACCTCTGTTTGGTACCGGCTCTGAGGTACAGTGCTGGAACATGCTTGTTACCAAGAACACCAAGTGCCCTGAGTCTGTTTCGCATGTCGAATTGAGGCAACAACGGATCTGGTTGGAACTCACCACCAGTTCTCGCCTTACGTTCGTGTTGACGTTGGCACTCAGCACAACCTCCCTGACTGGTGAAACCAACTTCATCACTGTCGTGTCCACGGTTACAAAACACACGTTCAAAAACGTCGGACACTGGACTCATGTTAATTCGCCAAACAGTACGATCCCGTTTGACCGTGGGAACATACCCTGCAGACATGAGTTCAATCAGAAAATGATCCAAGTCCTCCGCTCCGGTGAACAGAATCGAACCTTTCGCACTACCGTCACCCAGCCAGGCACCGAGAACATACGGGTCAATCGGCAGGTCAATATCAGACAGTTCCAGCGGTTCTGCATTCGGGATCGCGTACCGACTTCGACCTTTCGCCCGTTTGGTCGGAACATTGAAGTCCAAGAACATGTCTTCGGTCGTGGTGACCTTCTGACCGTTGTCCTTCGTGTGAACGAACCATTGGTGTTCACCATCGGCCACCAGTGAGGTGTGATCATCGAACGTCAACCGGTAACAGTCGTGGTTGAACATAACCGGAGTGACCGCTGTCACCGTGGTCGGCTTACCCTGATCGTCGAAGATCACATCACCTGGTTTCACCTCACCCATGGTTGTCCAGCCTGACGGGGTTGCCAGCGGCGTGTCGAGCGGCATGGCTTTACCAGCCTGCGCCGGCGCCACGATACACACCGCTGAGTAGTCCCGGGATTCGAGCAGGTTCATCGGTTCCGCCAGGGACGGCACTTTGGAATTCAGGTAGGGACCGGAGTACGCCGGTGGGTTGTAAACCCGGAAGTATTTTTCAGCCGCCTGGGACACCGAGATTCGTTCCGGTGGCAACAGGACTTCCGAGAGTTCGTCAATGATCTGTCGCAGGGATTCGAAGCGTTTGACTTCGTGGATGGAAGCGTCGGTGTAACTGGCCATTACGCTAATCCTAGATCACGCAAATCCTCGTCCGAATCGTCAGTTTGATCACCGGCGAAGGGGTCGTTCACCGGTTCGTGGTCACCCTCGGTCGGGATGTCGAGTTGCAGGAGTTTTTCACGGGTCTCGATCAGCAGGGCGTCACAAAACGCCTTCACCCGGTCGATCTGGGTGGTGGACAAATCGGCTTCGTGTTCCATCTCGTCGGAGAAGACCACCACCGCCTCGCGGAAGGTCTTGAACACGTCGGCAAACACCGAGATCACCTTGTCGGTCCGCCACAGGTCGCCGGTGTTTTCGAGGAACTTGAGTCGTTTGAGTTCTGCGTCCCAGTGGTCTTTCGCGCTGCCGGCGTACTTGAGTTTCTGGGCCTGACTGAGTTTTTCACCGGTCATGTACCCGACGACCAACAACTCGGCCACTTCGGAGATTTTATACACCGGGAACGAATTTCGCTTACCGGACGGCTGCGTGTCCTTGAGCCGGTTCGCCACGGTCCGACGGTCGAGGTCGAACAGTTGCGCCAACTGGTTCACGCTGGCCCCTTTGACCAACTCAGCGAATTCGGAGGCTTTGGTTCCCATGGTGTCTCGAAATCCCCGTTGAAAATCAGTCCGGGCCTTGCACCCGGTCGGTGTCGTGTTTGTCGGCCAGGAACCCCTAACCCGTCGGTACCGCACAGACCTGTCACGCAACAACCAATCCAATCAGCCATCAAGGCACCCCGAATATTACACCTCATGGTCGTGATGTCAACCATCGGTTGTAGCAAAATTTGGAAGCCTGAGCCCCGTTTCGCAGGGTGAAAAACACCGTTGAATTACCAGCAACCCGATACTGTCAACTAACGGTTGAGCTAAAGTTGCGTGTCCCAGTGTCCCCGTGTCCCTTAACACGCACCTACTGACTCTCAACTCAGCCACACGCAACACCGGGGGATCTCTAAGCGCCTCCCTCTCTTTTATATTATTATTATACTATTAATATATATTATATAAGGACAAAGGGACAAAAGAGTAATAATTATTAGTAAATCAACAACTTACGGCGTCCCTATCTTAAATTTCTATGGTGGTCGTGTCCTAACAACTAAGGGACACCCAAACTTTAAGTCAACCATTACTTGAATCGAAAAATGTTTAGTTCAACCATTACTTGACTTAAAGTTTGCTGTCCCTGTTACGGGACACGAACGGTGACACGGCTGAGGACAGATTTTCAGACAAAATAAAACCGCCCGAGGGCGGTCTTGAGGACAGGGTTTTGAGGTGATTTCTGGTGGGTCAGAGGTCGTCATCATCGACGAAATCATTAAGGGCTTCCCGATTAATTTTCACCCCGAGGAATGCCTTGTGACGACCTTCCTCCTTCAGCAGGCGACCGTGTTTCAACTCATCCACCTGTTCGTTCAGGCGACGGCTAAACCACTTCTTATCGGCCGGCTTACGGTCGATCTCCATGCAGAACTCACAGTAGGCGTCGTACACCTCACGGACGGCCACACGGTCCTTATCGTCATTGGTGTGAATCAGGAACTTCTTATTGAAGAAGGCTTCCGGGTTCTGGATCATCA